GAGATATATGACCTGCCCATGCTGCACAGACAGATGCTGGACGTGCTGGGTATCAAGGATGCCGACAAGCTGGTGCCGCTCAAGGATGACTTTAAGCCCCGTGACCCGGTGGCTGAGAACATGGACATCCTCAATGGCAAGCCGGTCAAAGCGTTCTTCTACCAAGACCACGACGCGCACATTGCCGTGCACCAGGCAGCGATGCAGGATCCGATTCTGATGCAGGTCATGGGGCAGAACCCCAAGGCGCAGATGATGATGGCTGCAGCCCAAGCACACATTGCCGAGCACGTTGCGTTTAAGTACCGCCAGATGATTGAGCAGCGCATGGGGGTCACCTTGCCTCCTGTGGACGACGAGCTGCCTCCAGAGGCCGAGAGCGCCATGTCCGAGATGATGGCTACGGCGGCGCAGCAGATTCTGCAGCAGAACCAAGCCCAAGCTGCCCAGCAGCAGGCTCAGCAGAGGGCACAAGACCCGGTTGTGCAGATGCAGCAGATGGAGTTGCAGCTCAAGCAGCAGAAACAGCAGGCCGACGTCGAGCTGGAGCGTATGCGCTTGCAGCTTGAGCAGCAGAAGATTGAGTCTGACGCTGCGGCCAAGGCAGACCGGTTGGCTCTGGACGAGCAGATTGCCATGCTCAACGCCCAAGTCAAGGGTGTGCAGATGGCCAACGATAAGAACAGGGATTCAACAAAAGCCCAGATAGAAGGCTACAAACTCGGGGCACAGTCCCGTGGAAAGGCATAAATGGCACCGGAGACTAGGCAGTTCGTGGACTACCTACGTGGTGAGATCCGCGCTCAGATGAATGATTACGCTGACGACATAGCTGGTGGCGGATGCGCTAGCTATGACGCTTACAAAGAACTCTGTGGGGTGATACGAGGCTTGGCCATCACAGAGCGTTTGTTACTCGACCTCGCACAAAAGGCTGAAAATGACGACTGAAGTTCTTGAAGAACCGATAGCGCAAATTGACAAACCCGACGATGGGGCTACTGCGGAGCAAAAAGCAAGGCTGTTACCCGACCCGACAGGTTGGAAATTGCTATGCGCGTTACCCGAGGTGAAAGACACGTATGACGGGTCTAGCATCTTAAAGGCTGACGCAACCCGTAAGTCCGAGGAGCACAGCACCACGGTGCTGATGGTGCTCAAGGTCGGCCCAGACGCGTACAAAGACGCAGAAAAGTTTCCCACTGGGGCTTGGTGCAAAGAGGGCGATTTTGTCCTTGTCCGTGCCTATGCCGGGACGCGATTCAAAATCTTTGGACGTGAGTTTCGACTAATCAACGACGATCAGATCGACGCTGTGGTCGAAGACCCGCGTGGTATCACGCGCATTTAAGGAGTCAATATGTCTACTCAAGAGTACAAGTTTCCAGACGAGGTTGAAGAAACCGTAGCTGAAAATGAAGAAAAAAGTACTACTCAAGAAGTTGAGTCTGATGAGGTTGAGGTCGAGGTTGTCGACGATACCCCCGAAGGCGATCGTGGTCGACGCCCCCTGAACAAGGAGGTAGAAGACCCGACAGAAGACGAGCTAGAAGAGTACGGCGCACGTTCTCAGCAGCGCATCAAGGAGTTGACCCATGCCCGTCACGACGAGCGTCGGGCCAAAGAATCGGCATTGCGGGAGCGCGAAGAGGCGCTGCGTATGGCCCAGCACTTGATCGAAGAGAATAAACGCTTACGCGAGGCTTACAACAAAGGGTCAGAAGAGTACGGCTCGAACATCACCAAAACTGCCGAGATGGAGCTGGCGCAAGCTAGGTCAGCACTCAAGGCGGCGCAAGAGTCGTATGACACCGATGCCATCATTGAGGCCCAAGAGCGTCTTGCCGAAGCAACATGGAATCTAAAGGAAGCCAAAAATTTTAAGGCAACCCCTTTACAAGATCCAAATTATGAGGTACAAACTACTCAAACGCAGCCCGAGCGTAAGCAGATCGACGAAAAGTCACTGCGCTGGCAGCAGAAAAACCAGTGGTTTGGAGCGCCGGGGTACGAAGAGATGACCAGCTTTGCGCTGGGACTCGACCAAAAATTGCGCAACCAAGGTGTGGAGCCAGGCTCTGACACTTACTTCGAGCAAATAGACGCTCGCATAAGAAAGACGTTTCCAGAAGTGTTTGAGGACACTAGGGAGCAGGTCGCTCAGTCACAAGAGACCCCAAGAAGGCCAACTGTGGTGGCGTCCGCTGGACGTACATCAGGTGCAAAGAAAATCAAATTAACAAGTACCCAACTCGCGTTGGCGAAAAAGTTTGGTTTGACCCCGCAGCAATACGCTGCAGAACTGGCAAAAATGGAGAATCAAAATGGCTGAAACCCGCACACCTCGTGATCTGACTTCTAGGGACAAAAAAGCACGCGCAGTGTATGTGCCCCCGAGCACTCTACCTACGCCGAACCCGGAGCCTGGTATTGCTTTCCGCTGGATTGCAACATCTGTGATGGGTGAAGCTCAACATACCAACGTGTCTAATAAGATGCGTGAGGGATGGGAGCCGGTTAAGGCGAGTGAATACCCAGAGCTTATGCTTAAGGGTAATTCGGATGGTAACGTGGAGATTGGTGGACTGATGCTTTGCCGGATGCCTGAAGAACAGGCTAAAGCCCGGGATGAGTACTACGAAGCCCAGAACCGCGCCCAGATGGATTCGGTGGATAACAACTTTATGCGCAACAATGATCCAAGGATGCCACTCTTTTCAGAGCGTGACTCACGCACTTCTAGGGGCGGCGGATTTGGGAATGGTACACGTTAATTTTTTGGAGAGTCCTAAATGGCTTCTACTGCTACACCCTACGGGCTAAAGCCCGTAAAGCGTGCTGATGGTATGCCCTACGCGGGCGCTGTCAGTGAATATCTAATTGACCCGGCTGGTGTTGCCAACAACATCTTCAACGGCTCGATTGTGCAATTGACCACTGCTGGCTACGTCGAACTGGCTGACGGTACCGGTGCTGATATTACTACCAACAACTTTGGTGGTAACGGCATTGGTGCTCTTGGTGTGTTCGTAGGCTGCGAGTATGTGAACGCACAGGGTCAGGTCATTCATTCTCAATACTATCCTTCTGGCACCACTGGTGTTGTTAAGGCGTATGTTGTGGATGATCCGATGGTGATGTTCCAAGCTCAGCTTGATGGCACTGGTACACAGGCTATTCTTGGTTCTATTACCAAGCTGCCCGCCGCGCAGAATGCCCTGACTTCCGGTAGCACCACTACTGGCAACTCTAATGTGGCGATTGACGCGACTACGCAAACTACCGTTGGTGGATTGCTGATCGTTGGCTTTGCTTCTCCCATTAGTGATGCTAACCCAGACGTATACGTTAAGTTTACGATTGGTGGCCACCACATGACTAACAACGCTGGCGTTTAAGGAGTAAATTAAAATGGCTATTTCACGCAGTCAACTACTGAAAGAGCTGCTCCCGGGCCTGAACGCGTTGTTTGGGATGGAGTATCAAAAGTACGGTGAAGAGCACAAAGAGATTTTCGAGACCGAAACCTCTGAGCGCTCGTTTGAAGAAGAGACCAAGTTGTCGGGCTTTGGTGCCGCCCCGGTGAAAGCCGAAGGCGCGTCGATTGCTTATGACAACGCTCAAGAGGCGTTCACCGCTCGCTACACCCACGAGACCGTGGCAATGGGCTTCTCGGTTACCGAAGAAGCGGTTGAAGACAACCTGTACGACAGCCTGTCTGCTCGTTACACCAAAGCCCTGGCCCGTGCGATGGCTTACACCAAGCAAGTTAAAGCTGCTTCGGTGCTCAACAATGGCTTCTCTGGTAGCTACCTCGGTGGCGACGGTGTGTCGTTGTTCGGTACCAACGCTGCTTCGAGCGTGGTAAACCATCCTTTGGTGTCTGGTGGTACCAACGCCAACCGTCCTGCTGTCGGTGCTGACCTTAACGAAACCTCGCTTGAGGCGGCTGTTATTGCCATCGCTGCATGGACTGACGAGCGTGGTCTCCTGATCGCTGCTAAGCCCCGTAAACTGATTGTGCCCCCGGCGCTGATGTTTACTGCCAAGCGTATTCTCGACACCGAGTTGCGCGTGGCTACGGCGGATAACGACCTGAACGCTTTGCGCGCGATGGGTGCGATCCCCGAGGGCTACACCGTCAACCACTTCTTGACCGATACGAATGCTTGGTTCTTGATGACCGACGTTCCTAACGGCATGAAGCACTTCGAGCGTACCAAGATGGCTACCTCGATGGACGGCGACTTTGATACCGGCAACGTCCGTTACAAGGCTCGTGAGCGTTACAGCTTCGGCTGGAGCGATCCGCTGGGTGTGTACGGCTCGCCCGGTTCGTCCTGATCATAAGGCTTCGGCCTTTGATCTAGGGGGCTTCGGCCCCCTTTTTCTTTAGCTTCTTTTTACGTCGCTGGGCTTGCAGTAAGTTGTGGTGGTGTATACGGTGGCAGTTAGAGCACAGCACCACACATTTGGCGATTTCGGCTTGTATAAGTGTCTTGTTTCTTCGACGTACCAGCACGTTCATCGGATACTCTTTGGTGCCGGGCGGGTGATGGAAGTCTAGCGCTGCGGGGTGGTCAAAACCGCATTGCACACACTTTAGTGTTTTCTTATACTCAGACCACCACTTATTAAATACTACCCTGTTAGTTTTTTGCTTAGCGATTATCTCAGCTTTATTTTTTATGTAGTATTTTGCTTTGCTTTTCTTTTCTACTTCTTTACGTTTTTCTAGGTCTTTGTACGGCACGGCTTACTTGACATCTCCAGTACAGGCAATTGTCGCCTGCCCAAGGATGAGACGGTTCGTAGAGTTTAAAACCACATGATATCAAACTGTTAGCGCTTGGTGGGTTCTCGTACGTCTCTGTCACGGCCCAGTTCATGCCCATTTTTCTGGCGTGGTTGAGTCGAGCACGAATAAGGCGTTTTTGCAAGCCGTGACCCCTATGGTCATCCTTAACTCCAGACCGACACAAATACATGCAGTCCGACCAACGCGCGGATCTGACCATACCAGCAAACCCGACCGGCCCAGCCCTGCGCTCAAACGCAACAAACCACCATCCCTCGTGGGTAGGAAATATTTCGTCGTACGGCAGGCACTCAAGTTGTAGCCCGCACAGGATGTTCCGCCAGTAAATCTTTGAGATATCTACGGAACGTATTTTGTATTCCATGATCTACCAAAAAAGGGTTGACTTGTAGTTTAATTGGTGTATATTACGTACGCAAGTCCGGGGTCACCCGGTATTACTGACAGTCCCGGCTGACGACATGCAGACAGTAATACCTACGTTTTAACTCGCATGTGAGGATTGAAAATGGCTAATACCACTTTTACCGGCCCAGTCATCTCGAACAACGGCTTTGAGGGCAGTGTTGACTTGGGCACTTCTGGTACCTTGACGACCGCTACGCCTACAGCTGCTGCCACGGCTGGTAACTTCTCGGCTGATAACTACATCGCCATCGTCGGTCAAGACGGCACCACGTACTACATCCCTGTCGCCAACGCAGTCTGGTAATTTGTCTCCCGCGAGGGTTTTTAACTCAAGGAGCAAATTATGAGTTTCGCAAGTGACATTCAGGCTAAGACCCTGACTGCTGCTGGAACAGCGGTAAACGGACGCTCGCGCATTGCGGGCATCTACTACATCTCGACCAGTACGGCAGACACCATCGTTTTTAAGGACGGCGGTTCAGGCGGCACCACGGTGCTATCTGTGCCTAGCCCTCCGGCTGCTGGCGCGCATGACCTTTTGATACCCGACAACGGTATCTTGTGTTCGACCGACATTTATGTGTCGTTTGACCCGGCTAAGGTTACTAGCGTGGTGGTGTTGTTTGTTGGCGGCAAGGCTGCTTAATCATGGCGAGCGCAGCATGGACGCGCAAAGAAGGCAAGAACCCCAAAGGCGGACTGAACGCCAAAGGGCGCGCCTCCTACAACCGAGCCAACCCCGGGAAACCGGGGCTCAAGCCGCCCGCACCCAAGCCAAAGACAAAGAAGGACGCCGCGAGGCGAAAGTCTTTCTGCTCTCGAATGGAAGGCATGAAGAAGAAGCTGACG